ACCGATCGCCAACGCCCTCTCAGAATGAGCCGCGTAGTTCCGGTCCGTGATCGAAAGCAATGCCTGACCCGTTTCGCACGCCGCCTGTGCCGCCGCGAGCGATGTCAGATCGCCGTCATTGAGGATATTAAGATAATCCGCCTGATATACAGACATTGATGCCCGACGAGCACATGTCTCATCCGTGATGTGTCCTGTCCATGCCATGTTGTTTTGTCTCCTGTGTGTAACTGTCCCCGACCGGGACTAAACAACTAAATTAAACAATACTTATTTTCTTTTTGCAACAAGTTTTCCCAATCACCTACTCCAATTCTTCCAAAATCGTGTCCCGCCGCGGCCCGAATATCTTTCCAGATGCAATCTGACGCTGCCAATTGTACTCCAACATCTCCATCGCACCGTTCCCTTCTTTCTCTTTTAACGCAGTCTTTACCTCTTCAGGGATCAATAGATCGACCTTCTGCTCCGCCGTCAATGATGTCCCCTGCAACGGAGCACCCACCGCCCAAAATTGCGCCATATTGCAAAAATCATCGTTCATCTTCTCAGGAATGTCGATCTCCTCACCCGCCGCTGTCAATGTCGCCGGCCGCGTCCGCCAATTCTTGAACTGATACCGCGCCAAATCCGAATCCTCCAATGTCTCGCTCTTTAACGTCGTCGGAAACGAACGCGGTAAAAATACCGTCTTATCCCCATTCCGGTACGGCTGCGTCACATCATCCGGTACCACCATGTACCACCGCGTATATCCCATCTGATTCGGGCGAAATACATGCGGTATCTCGTAATCTACCCGTAAATCGCGATTTATCTGCTCAATACCCCCATGCTTCCTCGGATTTATCCCCCGAAACCCTAACCCATACACCGACCGATATATCTTCCGCACCGTGTCCATCTCATGCGACATCTCTCCCTGCTGGACATTACACCTCTGCAACAACGGAGCCGAATACTTAGGCACCACCCGCGACATCGCCCCACGCCGAAAATCCATCTCCTCTGCTAACGTGTCAGTGTGATTCCCCACATTCGATAATAACTCCTTCCGTAACTCACCCCATGTTACCTGCCGCCCCTGCTCCACATACGCATACGGCGATAACACCGATAATAACCGCTCCGCTACATCCTCCGGCGCCGAATTCGGCGGAAAACTCATCGGATACATGAAAAATATCATGTTCGGAGCCTCCGTCCGTACATCCGATATCGCTAACCACCCCGCTACATTCGCATGCCTCGCCGTCTTCGTCCGCGCCCAATCGTTCCCCGGCTTCTTCCGCCACGTTAACCACGCACCCACCGACCCAAACTTCAACGCAAACTCCGACTCCGATATCACATGTACCGAATCATCGTAATTGTAAAATATCTGACCTTCACGATCCTCATCTACCTCGTGCTGTAACTCACGTAAAAACGACGGTAAACCCTCCGAATCAATCTCATCCTGTATCCGCTCCGCATCCCATACCTGCGGCCACGACGACTCACCACTTACATATATGTCCTTCACTATCCCATTCACTACCTCTTCCCGCGTTACCAAATCATATACTGCAGGTATCGGCTCCCCAGGCTTCCGATTTACCAATACCCGCGACTCCCCCTTGTGTATCCGATACATACACGAATACCGCGATATTAAATTCTGAGCGAAAAAATATAACGTGTTTGCCTGCCTCATCGGGATGATCTCCAACGTCAACTGCCGCATCCGCGACTCCGCTATCACCGGCGAATCCTCACGACCATCTATGTCGTCCATCACTATGTAACTAGGCCGCGTCTCCTCTACCCTCGACCCCGCTAACCCCGAATCTAACGACCCACCCTGCCACGAATACCCCGCCTCGGATTTCAAAAATGTACTCGTCCACTTCGACTGCTGATCCGTAGTCACACTCCGCTTCGGATTGCTTAACCCCGGACACCACCCCCGTATCCCCTCACTACTCAATATCCGCTCAATGTTCTGTATGTGCTCCTCTACCTTCGACTTCGACCTCGCTACATATAACGTGTACCCCGGCTCACCATACGCTACACTCAATATCCCATCCACCACCGACATCCGCTCCGCATAAAACGAATTATGCGTCACTATCCCATTAGCAAGAAAATTATGAGTCCCCTCCACCTCTAAATCATACGTTTTCTTCTCTCCAACTTCTGTAATATTACGAATTTCATCCCATAATACTTCAGCATTTTCTAACCATAACCAATGTGGCGATGGGTAAATTTCTAAAGCTCTTTGTACCTTATCTCTTGTTACCCGTTGAGATTTATGCGACTTTAATGACTGCCCTTGTCGTCGGATCAGTCTGTTCATTCCTTTAGGCAGATTTTCTAAAATATCGGTCGGATAACAGTCGATTAAACTATATCGTGATCGTAAAAGTAACCGATCCCATTTGTTACCCTTTAACCGCAAAGGTAAATCAAGATGCCTGTCTAAATTGTGATGATCAAAAATTAACGACCAAGAACCTGCAAATTTGTTATCTCGTTTGTACTCCTTTGCAACTATCCCAATCTGTAAAAATAAATATCGCAAATCCCGAATCAAATCAGCATTAGCTAATGTGACCCCAACCGACTCTCTTGCAACAAATCCATCCGTATCTAAAACTACACTAACAACCTGTCTTATCTGCCGACTTGATAATTGAAAAAACCATGCCGGCAACCTTTTCTCAGTAGACTTCTTCCCCGCCATTCCATGACCGCGAATCCAATTCTTTGCGGAAAACCTATCCCCATCGCGACTTTTCAAATTATACCCATACCGTAATTTGCCACCCTTGTCCCGGTCATTGATCTTAACTAAATCAAAACCTAAAACATTTGCACAATACTTCATGTCCTCAACAATAACGGCATCCGCATTTGTTAACGACGAATGTAATTGCGGACGATCTGTCTTAGAAAAATTGATCGTCGTACACCCTTCCATTAAAAAATATGTAATCAACCGAATCTCTTCATCACTTATCGCATATTCCACTTCCGCTACCCCCGTCTTGCGTGGAACAGCTATCCTGTCTGTCGGTAATAACTCACCTATCCTCTTCCACCCATCTAATGTCTGTACCTTATGATCCCGCGTAGCCGTTAAATTCCATCCTGTCCTCGTAACCAACTCTACACACGACTTAACCCCACTTTCCCATACCTTTTTTACCGTCCCTAAAACCATCTTCCCATTAAACTCATCCCAAGATTGAACAATGTCTCTGTCGCAAATATCTCTAATAGGCTTCCTGCTGCCATCACCCATTAAAATTTCCGTCCCCTCATCCACGCATTTCGCGTGGCCCCGCGGCCAGATCGGAAAATATGCCAAATACTCCGGCTTCCGCCCCTCTAATCTCGCTATCCTCGACTCCCAATGCCACCCCACCGCCTCTCGATGATGCCCCGCCATCCCCTCAATAAATCCTTCACCAAACCACGCCCGCCATGCCGCCTCCCAACCCCTCCCGATCAACTCTCGTAATCGATCATTGCCATCCGCTACCACCGGCGCCATCCCTAACCCTACCAAGACCTTGTTCGCTATACCCCGCGTCCGCTCATCCATCTATGCTACCCCTAACACGCTCTTCCCATACCGGCTTCCCACACCCCACCATCATCCTGTCATACCCCTCTCGCGTTATCACCGTAAATCCACTAATCCCATTGTCACCCTCATCATCCCCCACAAATACTATGTGCGTCGGATTCATCCTGTCCCCTAAATACCCCACTTCCTTTAACTTCCGCCCCTCTACCTTTGCCATATTCTTCACTCCTATTCCAATGCTGCCGCCGCCTTAAACACCGAGGACACTGATAGGGTAACTCCGCATTACGAGCTACCCATACGTGACCACATATCTCACACTCACACCTTAACCGATTTACTAACTTTGTTGCCATTGCAGTTACCATTATATAACATCCTTATGGTATTGCAATACCTTTTGTTGTTTTATGCTACCCACCCACGGAA